GGACTGTGAAAATGGCTAATACAATTGACCAAGCCTTTATCAAGCAGTTTGAAACCGAAGTTCACATGGCGTATCAGCGTATGGGTTCTAAACTACGGAACACTGTTCGCTCTACGAATGTGACTGGTTCAACTGCTCGTTTCCAAGTAATCGGAAAAGGCACAGCCAATACGAAATCTCGTAACGGCAACGTAACCCCAATGGAATTGGCGCATACAAACGTCGAAGTCACTATGGCTGACTACTATGCACCAGAGTACATTGATAAACTAGACGAGTTGAAAATCAACATCAACGAGCGTCAAGCTGTAGCTCAATCTGCTGCTGCTGCGCTTGGTCGTAAGACAGATGAGATTCTAACAACTGCTCTCGACGCAGGTGCTAACTCAACTCAAATCCACAACACTGGCTCTGCTTTGGCAAAGGCTGACCTGCTTTCTCTCTTTGAGACTGTTGGCAACGCTGACATGCCAGAGGACGGACAACGCTTCTTAGCGATGTCTCCTGCGGGATTTGCTGATCTGTATAACATCACAGAGTTTGCATCTTCTGATTTCGTTGGCGATCAAAACCTGCCCTTCGCAGGTGGCATCACCATGAAAGAGTTCTTGGGCTTTAAAATCTTCTCAACGTCTGCGGTTGCAGGTGGCAAAAACTTTGCTTACCACACAAACGCTGTTGGCCTTGGCATCAACTCTGATGTTCAAACTGAGGTCAACTATGTTGCAGAAAAAGTCTCACACCTCGCAACCTCGATGATGTCAATGGGGGCTGTCGTTATTGATGATGATGGCGTCTATGAAGTCCTCGACAATAACTAAGGAGAGTAAAACATGGCTTATGCAGCAAGTGGACTAGCTCGAATTGGTGGTGACTCAAACGGAAGTTTGTGGATGTATACAAGCGCAGACGCAATTGCGACTGTAAACTCCGCAGGTTACTTTAACAGCGCAGCAAATATGCTAGCTGTTCGTGACCTAATTATTGTTTGTGACACCAATGTCCCAACAACCAACTTTGTTAATGTTCTCTCGAACACTGGCACTGTAGTCGATGTTTCAGACGGCACAGCCGTTGTTGAAACAGACGGCGATTAATAAAGGGATGGGGGCTTCGGCCCCCATACTGCCATGCCAGATTATGCAAACACAGCGATTAAGATTTGTTCACGCGCATCATTGCTTATAGGCGGTGATGCGATTCAATCATTTACGGATGGGACTGCTGAGTCTTCTGTCGCAGATGCGATCTATGAAGATATAGCGCGGTCTTCTCTGACAAACACACGATGGAGATTTGCGACTAATCAGGCGGTTCTTAACAGATTATCAACAGCCCCAACAGGACGTTGGGATGCTGCATATCAAATGCCATCTGGCACATTGATGCTCAATGCAATTACTGTAGAGGAACAGGCAATTGAGTATGATACATATGGCGATAAAGTTTACTGCGATGCTGTATCTACAGATGAAGTTATTGCGGATTACATCTTTAGAGCAGAAGAGGTCAATTGGCCTCCTTACTTTACTCTTGCCGTTGAGTTTGCTGTTGCTAGCGTATTTGCAATATCTTTAGCAAGGGATGCACAGCTTGGCACTGCAATGGAAAACAGGGCAGAGCGTCAGCTTATCAAGGCGCGTAGGCTTGACTCACAGCAACAAACAACACGCAAGCTAAACACTTCGAGGTTCATTGCTGAAAGGCGCAGCTAATGCAGAAGATCAGAGTACCAGTTAGCAGCTTTCAGTATGGTGAAGTAAGTGATTCCCTCATTATGAGGACTGATACGGCTGTCTATACTGCATCAGCACAAAGACTTGAGAACATGGTGGTTATGGCAGAAGGGTCTGTTAAAAAACGCTATGGCATGAAGCACATCTACGATTACAGCATTACCTATAGCTCAAGCAATCCAGAGCAATCTCACCTTTATCCGTTTGTATTTGATGAAAACGAAGAATACATCATTTCGATAGAACACCAGAAAGTAAGATGTTTTCGACTAATAAATGGCTCGGATACGGTTTCTCTTGTTGCAACGATTACAGCAGATACAAGCAGCGCTGCACTTCCTTTCGATCAAGATTATCTAAAAGAATACACTACAGCGCAGTATGGCGATGTAATGTTTATCTCGCATCCTCTCTTTGCGCCAAGGATGCTAACCCGCACAAGCCTAACAAGCTTTGAGGTATCAACCTACAGCTTCGATCAAAGGGCCGATAACAAGAAAACATATCAGCCTTATTCTAAGTTCCAAGCTCACGGCGTTACACTTGACCCATCAGCTACAAGTGGCAACGGAATAACGCTTACAACAAGTGCGTCTTATTGGGACACAACTGGCTCTCAGAGTGGTGGCAACTATCCTAACTCACTTCATGTTGGAACAACTGTTCGCTATGGCGGCAATGAGATTGATATAACAAGTGTGCAGTCTGCGACTCAGGCAACAGGCAATGTTGTTGATTCGCTAAAGGTTAGGCTTTCTGTTCTAAACCCATTGAGGTCAATTGATGGCAGCACCACAGTAGAGGTAACTCATATTGCGCATGGCTTTGGTGGCGGCGAAGCAATCACCATATCAGAAGCCTCTGCTACAGGCGGCATTAATGCAGGAAATCTAAATGGTAGCCGAACCGTTGGAACAATCATCGACGAGAACACATACACCATAACTGCAGGAGGTAGTGCATCAAGCGCAGAAGACGGTGGTGGCTTTGTAAAAGTTACTACCCATGCGCCAACAGCAGATTGGGACGAACAGTCTTGGTCAGCTAAGAGGGGCTATCCTGCGGCAGTGGAGTTCCATGAGAACCGTCTTTGCTTTGGGGGTACAATAGCAGAGCCAGATAACATTTGGATGTCTCAGCTTGGTGAGTTCTTCAACTTTGATGTAGGCGATGCGGCAGATACAGATTCTATTTCTATGGTCGCTGCAACAGGTGACGTTAATGAAATAAGGTATCTTGTTTCAAACAGAGACTTGCAGGTCTTCACTGCATCTAATGAGCTTTACATCCCGACCTACTTGAACCAAGCAATTACACCAACCAATGCTCAGATACGAAAGCAGACACCATATGGGGTCGAACACGTTGAGCCTATGTCGATAGACGGCGCAACAATCTTTGTGCAGAATAATGGTAGGATTATTCGGGAGTATATCTACACTGACACAGAAGAAGCCTATACTGCGACATCTGTTTCTACGATTGCCTCTCATTTAATCAATGCTCCAACCTATCTAGCCGTTGTGCATAGTGGGTTTGGCTTGCCAGATTCCTACGCAGCCTTGACTCTTGGTGATGGTGATATGACTCTGTTTTCTTCTAACAGGGCAGAGAAGAGGGCATCATGGTCTAGGGTAACAACAAATGGGCGCTTTGGTTCTGTCTGTGCAATAGAAGACAGACTCTTTGTTAATGCTTACGATTCAGAAAACAAACTGCAACTGTGTGAGTTTAGAGGCGACATTGGCTTAGACTTCTATATCTATGGGGCAATATCTTCAAACAAAGTTGATGTAAGCGCCCTCTACAGCCAGAACGATGTTGTAGATGTCATTGCTACAGATGGGACAACGCTGTCATCACTTGGTCAGTTTACTGTCAACAGCAACGATGAGGTTGATCTAACAGCTTACGCAGGTCATGGATACACACATATCTACACTGGTAAAAAGTTTACAGCCAAGCTTGTAACAAATCCAATTGATGTTTCAGCAGGTAATGGCCCAACCACAGGCGAGATTCGCGGCATAACCAATGTGGTTGTAGATATGAAAAACACTAGATCGGCTAAGATAAACAGTAGGCCACTTGTTACAACAAGCGGATTTACTGGCAAAAAAGAATTTAGGTTGCTAGGTTACAATCGAAACCCACAGGTAACTATTGAGCAGGATCACCCCCTTGATATGCAGATCAATGGGCTAATAGCGGAGCTAATAATCTAATGGCACTCCCTTTAATCTTTTCCATCATTGGCGCGATGGGTGAAATGCAAGCAGGTGCGGCAGCAAAAAAGTCTGCTGACCTAGATGCCTTTAATATAGAAACCGATAAAGTAAGAAGTGAGATAGAGACTCGACAGCGCCATGCTGCTAGACGAGAGGCTTACGACAGAAATACTTCTGCTAATATTGCAGCCGTTTATGCTAGCGGAAGGGATGTATCTAGCCGATCTGTTGAAGCTTTTCTTGGGGCGCAAAAAGAAACCTTGGGCAAAGACATTAGAACGTCTGATCTTATGGGAATGTTCGAGGCTATGAAGTTAAGGCAACAAGCAACAACAGTAAGGGTTGAGGGCAGAGCTAGGCAACAAGCTGCAACAATCTCCGCGTTTACTACAATCGGCAAAGGCATTGCTGATTATGGCGATTACAAGAAATAGGAAAATAAGCAATGGCAATGATTAGAGAAAAGCGTGAGTTTAGAATCTCGCCCATTGGCGTTGCGCGATCATCTTCCGCAGGTCAAATTACTGGCGAGGCAATAGCGCGAAACGCAGCAAAGGCCGAAGCGGTTGCTTATAAAAGAGCAGTTCAAGATGCTGAAAAACGTGGCATTGATTTAGCTAATGCTTTGTCTGGTGAGCAGGTGATGGCACTTGACCCCTCCACAGGATTGCCAGAAGTTCACGAAGGGCCAAAAGGCTTAGGTCGTGTTGCTCAACAGGCTTACCAAAACGTATTGCTTACAAGATTTGAGCAAGAGTTAGGAACTCAAATTGATGGCAAGATGAAAGAGCTTGCACTTAAGTACGATCTTAGCCCTTCTGGGTTTAACAAAGCAGCATCAGAATACATTGCGCAAATGGCAAACACTGAAACAAGCACAGTGTTTAGCAATGAGATTGTAAGAGTTGGTCAGGCTGTAAAGCAGGGGTATGCCCACAATCTTAGCTTAAAGGCTTTAACTAGAGAGAGAGCAGAGCAGGTTGATGCTTATAATTTAAGAATACAAGAAAGACAGGCTGCATTAGAGATTGCTGCAAGAACAGGCAACACTGAGCAAATTCAGCTTATCCTTAAGCAAGGCGCTGTTGACGATCAGAATATGGCTAACTCTCAGCTAGTAACTGCTAGCTCAACAAAGCTAAATTCTAAGTTTGACAATGTTGCAATAGCGCGTGGCACTCTAAGAAGTGTTATTGAGACTGGCAATTTTACTCACATGGAGTTGCTAGAAATCCAGTCAGCCGTTGATATGGGGAACTTAGGCGGTCTTTCAGAAGAAATAAAAAATGCTCTTGGAAAAGACTTTCAAGATGTTCTTTCTGACCCATCAACCTTCGAGCAGTTTACGCAATATGCCAATGAGTACATGGGGGATGCCGTTGGCGCTTCTTCGATCAAAGTTACTAAGTCTATTCAGGAAGCGCGTGTTGCTGCAAACTCTGGCAAAAACTCTAATTCTAATATTATGAAAAGCGCAGACGCTACAGCAAGTGGCGCTGACCCTAGCAGTCTGGTTGATGAAGTTGTTAAAGCTTATAAAGAT